GATTTTTCTAACCAAAAACAAATAAATAGATCTTTAGCTATTATGAGAGATCAATTAAATTCAACATTTTTAGATGAACTAAAACAGGAGCAAGAGAGATTCTCTTGGTTTTTAAGTGGCTAATATATATACAAACTCAAAGGTAGATTTAACAAGCACGGCAGAAACTGTTGTCTATACAAGTCCAGCAGCTGGTACATCCACAACTGCAACTACTAGTATAATTAAGTCTATATTAGTGTCTGAGGACTCAGGTAACGCTGATAGTATAACTTTAACACTGACAGATGCATCATCTAATGTATTTAGTTTGTTTAAAACTAAGGCTATTTCAGCCAATGCTACAGTAGAATTGTTAACACACCCTCTTGTTATTACTGAGGGAGAAGTTATAAAAGCAACAGCAGCATCAGGAAATAGGTTACATATTGTATTTTCTGTGTTACAAATAACAAGGGAGTAATATGGCGTTTACAGAACCACCATCAGTTAGATATGAGATAATCAACGGTAAAAAAGTACCGGTTGTTGAGTGTGAAACTGAAGTAGTATTAAGAAATAAAAAAACAGGTCATGAATATAACTCTGACAAAGAGGCAGAGGACGATATTGCAGACCCAAATACAGATACTGTATACGAAGATGTAACAAGATCTGTAAAAATTAAAGTGGCAGACATGCCACCATTAGGAGCAGGATCAGACGAATAATGGCAATAACTAGAGCACAACAAGCAAGACAGATGTTAAAAAAAGGTAGTAAGAAACCTGTTAAACAAGCAGGTGTTATGAATTATATGCCATCTGAAATGGTAACTGTGCCAAAGATAGCTAAGTCATCACCAGATACACCTACAGCAAAACTAGCTTACATCACACCTGAAGAACAAGACATACTTATAGATTTAAATTTATACGGATCATTAGATGGTAAACCAAATAGAGGACCTGGTGGTATACCTTCTTTAGAAGGTGATTTTGGTTCAACAACAGGTAGTACTTATTCTGGAGGATCAGGTGATGAAAAAGCTGGTGGTGGGGGCGGTGGTAATTTTAGTGGAGGAGATGATAGAAGAGAATCTTACATTACAGATTACTCATCAAAAGCAAAAGTAAAAGGTGGTGGAAAACAAAAACCTTTTAAACCTGGTGGTGGACCTGGTGATCAAGATTATGATGATTTTCAATATACATCAAAAAATAGAACTAAAGCCATGGAAGATAAATTTAAAAGAGATCGTGGTTTAATGACTTTAAATTTATTACGTGCCGGTGTGCCAAAAGCTAATACTCCAAGTGTTCTTGCTAATACTCTTTTAAATGCGTTTGGACCTTTTAGAGATTTTACTTTACGAAAAAATATAGATTATTTTAAAGAAAGACCAAAGGCTATAGAGAGATATGGTTTAACAGCAGATGGGTATGCAGAATATATGAGAGATAGACTAGCAGGTAAAATAGATGCCGCTGGTAATATAGCACCGGGTTATATGGAAGGTCCTGGAGGTGAAATCATATCTACTGGTAACGATGGTGGTGGAGATAATCAAATTTTTACACTTAAAGACACACAACAAGCAGCTGCACCTACACCCATTATAGACCCAACTAGATTTAGGTTCATGAACCGTGGTGGTATGGTCGATGACGATGATCCTGTAGGTGGAATCATGGATCTTGAATCAGGTAGACAAATGTATTTTGCAGGTAAACTTGTAAAATCAATTGGTAAAGGTTTAAAGAGTGTAACTAGAGCTGCTAAGAAAGTATTTAAATCACCATTTGGTAAAGCTGCATTATTTGCTGCACCATTTGTAATGGGTGGCGGTGGAGGTGCTTTAGGTAAGTTTTTTGGTAAAGGTAGTTTTAGTCCATTTAAAGCTTTGATAGGTCAAGGAACAGCTGATATGGGTTTTGGACCAAGTGGTTTGGGTAGATTATTAGGTGATAAATTTGTTGATCAAGCAACAGGTAAATTAACAGCTGGTGGTATTGGAGGTTTATTTGGTTTAGCCACACTATTAAGTAGTTTACAAAAACCAGAAGAAGATCAAAATTTTGATTTAGAAAATTATTATAAAACAGAAGGTCTAAGAGATTTTATAGCTAGTCTTGGTCAGAGAAATAGATTTTTAGCAGAAGGTGGTAAAGCAGAACCTGTAGCTAAAAAGACTATGCCTCTATTAGATTTAGATGGTCAAGAGATGGATTTTAGAGCTGAAGGTGGCTTTGTGCCTATTGGACGTATGGAGAAAGCAGATGATGTCCCTGCAAGATTAAGTAAGAATGA